GATAAAGATTACTAAAAGCGCCAGCAATTAGTAGGTTATTTATCGCTCAATATTTTGCGAATCTTTTCAAAACGTTTCTTAGCCTCAAGTTCTTCCATGTCTAAAAGGATGCCTTCGATACTAAATCCACGCAATTCTCCGGCTTTAACTCGTCTCCAAGTAGCCAAATCATCCACTTTTACAGAAATCATCCATGATCCGCGAGGCACATTGTAACCATAAATGGTATTTGCCTTGTCAGTTTCAGGATCTTCTACTATCCATGACTCAAAAATATATGATCCAGCCTCATTTTCTTCATGATCTGTATTAAGATCATTGGTTCTTTTCTCTTTAAAGAATTTCATCATGATCTCCTTGATGGTTTCTGGCGAGAATTTCACGAAATATGTGTCTCCGTCGTCATCCAATCTAGGGATATTAATATCCGGTACCATTGCCGGTCCGACAAGTACCTGTTTTTCTTCATTAGCAAATTTGAAAATAGTCTTACTAAAGTTTAATCTAGGTACAGGTCTTGTTGGTCCATCAAACTGTGGAGCTCTATCAACAATTTGACGTCCTCCATCGGATGGTTTGTAATATAGATAGGCTTGCCAAGCGTGTTTACAGTAGGATCCTCCACGGAATTCGAAAATATCGTATTCGTCCGCACCTCTTTCAGCAAACTGACTATTTACTCCATTATTAGACATTGAATCAATTTCGGCTTTAGTATAAAGTCTATTGATATAAAACATACCTTTACAGAATCCACGTTCAGCACCTGATGCTGACATTGCTGGGTTCTTTGCGTATTTATATCTTATTTCATACTCTGCAGGTTTTAATCTAGTAGTATCTGTCTCGATTCCAGCGCGAATATCTGCTGCCTCGTCTTTTACTGCTTGGCTTGCGAATTCTTTTTGAACACATTCGTCGAAATCAACGCCACATTCAACAGCTCTTCTTAGTACAGCTTTTTCAAATTCAGAAAGATCTTTAAGCTCCTCTTCCATTAGGATTGCTTTGGTAACAAGTTTCTGTTTCTTATCTCCTGGATCTTGATAAGGTGTTAAGCCAGCAGTGTCAATCTCCATGTTCTCCCAGTAACTGTAGCAAATAGCAATGGCCTGATCTTCTGGTTTACCTTCGCCTCTCACAACTGAGATACAACGACCGATGAAATCATCTTTGCTCTCGCCTGGACTTGGCTTAACAAACTCTTCTCTGTAAGGTAGTTCAACCTCAGAGAATTGCATTGACATTCTGTATTCTTCGTATTGGCAAGCTTGGTAGTACTTTTCGATACCTTCTAGCTCTCCATGCTCCTCTTTCCACTTATTGTAAAGCTTAAGAGTCATGATTGATGGTACAGTCTCTTCGAATTCTACGCGATCATCGCCAACATTGTAGTAAGGGAAACCAAGATTAGCTCTACGGCCGTCCTCATAGTAGTCTTCAATGTCTAAGATACCGTCAAACTGCTCGGCACTTAGGTCGACAATACGGCCAGTCTCTTTATTCTGCACATACCAGTGAGTAGACTGAAAGTCCACACCGTCAACTTGGTACTCCATCTTCTTAACGCACATTAAATCCCATTCAGAATCATAACCACCTAACGCGTAGAACAAGAACTGAGCAATCTGAAAGCAATAGCCAAATGGATAGTCAGTATCGATACCTTTCTCTTCTAAGATGGCCATCTGCGCGCCATGGTCAACACCACCGTCGCCAGCAGGTCCACCTCCGGGTTTCTTCATCAAGTCCTTGTTCTCATCTAAGAACTCTTTGAACTTTTCCATACCCTTATTGTCAACCTTTGACATTTTTACTTGCTTATTAAAGTATCTAAAGTCCAACATGATAGCTGGATCCTCTACAAGTGATACTTTCTTAACTCCAGTAACCTCATCTTCCGATAAGATGCCTAAGTCAATTAATTTTTTGTTGTCTTCCATTGTATATTTATCTTATTTCGTAAAGTCGTTAAGATCAAAGTCCTTCAACTCCTCTTTTACCACTTTAGATCTAGCCAGGAGGCGCTTTGCAGCGTCCCAAAGACCATATTTCTTCACTGCTCTGTAGTTTTCGTCGATACTGAAGATCTCCACAGAGGATAAAATGAGTCCAACTACCTTACTTAATAGAAATTCTATGCTAAAAAAGTGCATCAGAATGTCTCCAAGTATAAATTTATCGATCAAAAAGAAGGTAATTAGGGTACCTTGATAGAGAAACATCTTCGAAATAATCTTACTGAGGCCTCTGCTCGTGATCTTTTCACCCAATTTACGAGCTTTCCAGAGACCAATTACGGTATCTGCAACGATTAAGAATCCAACGGTAAACATAATACCTTGGATGGGTGCGAAAAGGCCTATAAGTATGGCGAAGAGTGCTTGCATTTTATCCTGTAACGCTGCCATAAGACAGCTTAATTCTATTTTAATTGAGTTTATCATTAGATTCTGGCAATATCATTTATACGTTTGTCAGCCTCCTGTTGGTTCGTCATCTCACTTGCAACAACGTAGGTTTTAATTACAGGTGCCTCACCGCCACCACCTGGTAGTGCTGTGCCGCCTCCCATGGTATTGATGGTAGATAAGATACCACTAAACATTTCAGTTGATCTGGCGTTGATTACGGACTCACCTGGACTAAGCATCGCAGGTACCGAATCAGATGTTGGACCACCATTACCCACTACAATACCACCCGTTGCAAACTTGCTTGGTTGTACTTGTTGAGGATTCTCGTTAACTTGTTTCTTGCCGACATTAATACCAGCAATCTTAGCAATATTAGCCAAACCTGCAGCAACAGCAGTACCAGCTGCAATCGGTGCTAAGATCGGACCTACGATTGGAATACCAACCACAGATGCGAATGCCGATTGAGCTGACTGGTAAGTTGTAATACCGGTTTCAGCAATCTTTAAGGCTTTATAAGCCAATGTGTTCTCTCCGAATAAGTCTGCAGCTCCACCAAGAGTACTTGCAGTGGCACTTAACTGCGCATTTAACTGAGCAGTTGCGATAGCATCTTTAGCCTCGGCAGCAGCCTTGTTAATATCAACGATTGCAGCGGCATACTCTTCTTCACTCAGTTTAAGTGTGTCAAGTTGCGCAATCTTAGCAGCACTTTCAGCATCAATTAGGGCAATCTCTTTTTCATACCCGTCCTCCATCAAGTCAAGCTTGAATTGGGCGCTTTCTGCAGCCTGTTGTTCTTCAAGTTCTTTGATCTTAGCAGCATTATTCTCAGTTGCAGCTATAATAAGTGCAGTCTTTTGAGCCTCGGTAATCTCACGGCTATTGATCTCCTCAATCTGTTGAGCCAACTGAATCTCTAACTCTTTCATTGAGCGCTCTTGAGCATTTACAATACTTGCAAGAGTTAACTCATTTTTTAGAGCCATTAATTCAGCATTGTAAGCTTTCTCAGCCTCGAGTTTCTGTTTGTTCTGCTCTGCAGTAAGTGCAGCAGTCTCTTGGCCTTGACGCTCATTCAATGCCTTTTGTTCTAGTAAGAGAGCCTCTTGAAGGGCCTTCTCCTCTTTAGTAAGTTTCTTCTTTTTGTTAAGAGCATCCAACTGAATTTGAATTGCTCTGTCTTGTTCTTCCTGTTGGATACGCAGGGCCTCTTGGGCGCGTACCTGTTGATCTTGAATACCATTTAGGTAGTATTCATCTTCCAACTTTTTGATGCGCTCTAAGGCCGCTCTTTGTGATTCAAGTGCCTTCTCTCTTTCTGCCTTTTCACGGTCAGCTTTCTCTTTGGCTCTCTCTTTAGCTTTATCAGCAGCCTCTTTTGCAGCCTCTTTCTCCTTGTCTGCTCGAGATTTGTTGTATTCCGCCTGATCAATTAGGGCCTGGTTTTGTAGGTCCTTCAGTTCGTTTTGCAGATCCACAAGTTTCTTCTTCTTGTCGTCATCAAGCTCACCATCTAATTGTTGTAACTTGATTAAGGCATTGATTGCTTGTTGTCTACTTGCAACCTCTTCTTTGTTGATCTTCTTCTTTTGTGCAAGTAACTCCTCTTCGGTAGCTCCTTGTGCCTGCATGAGTGCCAATCTACGCTTACTGTCAGCAATCTGACGGTTAGCTGCAGAGCCAACATCATCTAGGGCCTCGATCATTTTCTCAGAGTTATCTCTAGTCTTTGCAGTAGCAGAGTCGTCGATAAGTCCAAATGATAAGAAAGATGCAAGGTCTCTCGCCTTGTCTACTGCCCATTGGATAGCATCACTTAAGAAATCAAAGTTTGAGATCAGTTTCTTGATCGGGTTAATCGCTGCAGCAATACCAACTACTAAGAGTCCTAATGCAGTAACGATTAAGCCAATTGGATTGGCCTTAAGCGTAATGTTTAGGGCCTTGTTGATACCATTAAGTAGAACGGTACCAGCAGCAGAGGCTTTCTCAAGGATAATCTTACGTTCAAGTGCAGAGTTTAAGAGACCCTCTTTGATGGCTCTTACTCCCATAACTACTGCAAGTGCTTGTTGAGCTTTTGCCTCAACCTTAGCCATTTCAGTAGATTCTTTA